AACAGAGCCAGGCGCTATTTCAAACGCCATCTACCTTGCAGTTTCTCCAGGAGCGACGCAGTGTTGACACACCACGTGTTGATCCTACGCTCGGAAAAATTGCCAGGTTCGAACCACAGGTGATCGTGGCCCGCGCGATAATTCCATTCATACCCCCTCGTGGGGGTAACGATGGACGTCAGGGTGTAAGTCAGGGGAGTATCGACTCCAATACGATACGTTTCGACCCCCTTCCTGATGTAACCGCCTAGAATATTGGAAGCTACCGCACCCCAATGATGGCTTGCGCCATTAGAGTCATTGAGGGGTATTTCGTCCAACACTTCTACAGGGAATGCCTTGGAGAGCCATTCCCGCGATCTATAGTACACACCGTCTTCGGTGACTACAAATCGGTCGGCTCCCTCAAAGTCTATCGGTACTAGTCGATACGTAAGCTCCTGTTTGGTAGGAACCCAACGAACCTCAGGGTTCTTGATCCGCCATTTACGGTAGCGAATGTAACCCGGAGACGATTTCACCGGTTTGAAATCGCCGAATTTGTCGACAAACTCAGGAGGGACAACAATACCCTCGTCAGGGGCATCATCCGTTAGGATGACAGGGACTCGCTCAACGTCTTCACGCATGGCTTTGTACAGCACGCCCAACCCACGTGGGAGGGGCACACCATAGTATATCGACCATTGCTGAAGACGGTTGAACAGCGAGACCTGCTGTTGTACGGTGTCTAGCTTTTCAACATAGACACCACGCACCGGCACTCCATCAAGGTAATCGCCACCGCACGACTCACGGAAGGTCCCGCAATCAAACGATTTCGACTTATTGACACGAGCGCCCATAGCCTCTAAACACTTATAAAGAAGCGGGATTGCTTCTTTAAGAACGATGATATCGTCGCCATTAACGGCGTAAGTGTTCACGCTCTTATGAGGCGGGATCTGATCAACGCACATGGGCGCACACCGAAGTGGCAGCCCTAGCACGCGATAAATACCGAGGACTAAACAAGCGAAAATGAGTGTCATTAGGGGGAAGGTGGAACCGTTCCCCATACCCGATAACATCCACTTCCGAACTCTTATATCCTTCCCACCCGCGGGCCATGTAACATATTTGGACCGCGCGCAGGAGAGAAAATAAGCCCAACGATCTGGGAGCCACGAAAGGACACTACGAGGAATGCGATCGCTCGCAGCCTCTAGGTCCACCGTGCAGAAGTTTAGGTCAGCATGCGTGTTAAAATCAACCACGTACTGCGACCCGAGCCACGCAAGGTACCGATTTCGTGACTGTTGTGAGGGTAAATCCAAGCCAACGCGGGCGCAAGCCTGCGAGATCAGTCCCCCAAGGGAGAGCTGGAGCTGCAAATTTGCTGCCGGCTGCTGGATAATTCCTCGACGCTTGGATGCGTTTTTAGGAACTGACGTGAAAACCGCGTCACATCTCTCAATCCCTTGGCCCTCCCACTGGTGTTTCACAGCTTCGGTAGCCAGGTCGGAGCTAAATCGATTCACATCGAGATAGAGTTTGAGACATCCAACATCACTAAACCCGAGAGGTACAAATGCATCCTTAGTTGTAGCCGTGATAATAGCATCTTTGTTACCGCTATCATCATGGGGCCAATAACCAGGTAAAACACCTGCGACCGAGCCGGGCCCGTGACGCATGCCCGCGCATAAGTCTGCCAGAGATGGCAGAAAGGCGAGCGAATTTGACGGTCCGGCAAGCGCGTCGTTGAGGATCGCGACGCACTCACCGAAAGCGGAAGCGACTTCTTCGTCGCCTCCTCCGTTTATCGGGAGTGTTTCCACGGTGCCAGCGCGCACAATAGCTTCCATATCAGCGTTATTGCTGAGGAAAGCCGCGAACGCGTCGGCTTCGAGCTCTCGGGCGCAAGACTTTCTTTCTTCTGGTTCGCCAAGCCACTTCTTTGATAAAGAAGCAAGCAGACGATCAGAAGCGTAGATAGATGCGTCAAAAAGTCGAAG